AATCTATCTCCAATTTTAACTGAAATTCTTCCTTCCATACAATCCTCCCTTATTCTATAATAAAGGAATTGTTTAAATAATTGCTAATCATCCATTGTTATAATACGTAGGACTCATTTCTGAGCTTTTATTTCACCATATATTATTCTATAACTTGTTTCTACCTTTCGGTTCCTTTTTAATATAAAGGCATATAGACTTTAGGACTTCCTAGCTTTATAACCGTTTTTCAATCACATATTACTATATAATCGGGCAAATTTTACCACTTACTCCACCTAAACGAAGTTTGTTTTGAAATGAGTAGTTACATAAACCATCATAAAACTTATCACGTGGATATAACCTTCCGTTAGCTGTAGGTTTAGTGTGATCTATAGCTTCTATTTCAAATATAAGATAATATATACCTTTTTTAAGTTTTTCAACAGTTTCTTCAGATAATCCTTGCATAAAATATTGAGTAGCAACGCTAGCATTAGTAGGGACACTACTACTCATAGATTCAAGACCTACTATATCTAATCTAGTATCATATTTAATAGGTTTTGTTTCTATCGCATCATAACCATATATCAGAGTTTCATAATTATTATTATGCATAATTTAACTCCTTATTAAAATTCATATTCAAACAGTACAAAAACAGGGAGCTTCCGCCCCCTGTTAAATTATACTAATTATCCAGCATAGTGTACATTGATACCTTTTACATAGAATTTAGCTGAGCTTTCTCTTGCGATAAAGAACTTAGCTGTATATTCTATTTGAATATTAGGTACGAATGGTCTTCTAGCTGATCTGAAGTTTCCATCTGCTTGTACTTTAGTAGGAGTTTCTACTAACATATGAGTTTCTAAGTTTGTTTCCTTATATTCAGGAATTACATACATCATATATTCTACATCTTCTGGAGCTTTCCATTGGATAGGAGTTCCAACTACAGGTGTAGTTGCATATGGATCTGCAGACATATCATTTTTATCTGTTCCAACTACTACAGAGTTTACAGGGTTATTTGTATCTGTTCCTAATGTTAAAACAGACGTTCTAGCTTGTTGAGCAACTCCTAGGAATTGTCCATTTGATTCTTCATTAACTGTTCCAACTACTGGAGTTACAAAGTTATCTAATGCTAGTAATGAAGCAGTATGTCCAAGCATATTTGTTTGTACATCTATATTAGAATTTGCTCTGATATCTAGTTTAGCTTTGATACCTCTTAAAGCATTTCCTAATGCATATCTAATAGCTTGGTCTTTATTTACTTCACCTTTAATATCTAAATCTGTACTCATTTCACAGTATAATGTAGTACTATTTTTAGTATATGGAGTTACTTTGTATTCTTCAGCAAGTCTTTCAGTCATATCAGTATAACCTTTAAACCATACATATTCTTTTTCATGAGCTGATTTTTCAGCTGTTAAGTTAGTAAGTTTAGTTAAGATACTTCCGCCTTGTCTTTCATCTATTATAGAGAAATGTTCAGCTAAGTTTGGAATATCTTTTCTTACTACTGCACCAGCAGAAAGAACAGTTCTTCTAGTTCTGATTTCTATATCAAGTCTAGTTTTGAATTGATTGAATAAGTCATTCATTTTGAATTCAAATTTTATAGCTTTAATATCAGGCATAGTTGCATCTGATTTAGAAACTGATACTGTTAAATGTTGAGGTTGTCCATCCCATAATAAAGATATAAAGTATATTTTTCCTGGTTTGTATTCCCAAGGTAATACTTTACCTTTATCATACATTTCAGCAAAAGCGTCAGCTAATACTTTTCCACTTCTTAAGTCATATAATTCTTGAGTAGCCCATTTAGGTTCTCCAGTAACTGCTATACCAGTAATTCTGAAGTCAGATCTTACTTGTTCATCTGCTCCTAAGAAAGGTTTTAAGTCAGAACCAGTTTTCCAAGTAGTTTTAACAGCTCCTCCATTTGTTAATGTATTATTTTCTGGGTTATAAATATTACTTTTTTGGAAATCAAGTATTTTATTAAAATCGCTATCTAATACTGTTAATTCTCTAGTTTGTGAACCAAAGAACGCATCCATATCAAAACCAGCTTTAGCAGGATCCATTACAGAGAATAAATCTTCCCTTTTAACTGCTTTATCTAGTTGTTTTATGTTATTTTCATCATAAGGAACATACCATATTTCTTGTGAATGAATTACTACAGATGTAAATGGATTTAATAAAGATTTAACTTTAGCTACTTTTGGATATACAGTTGCAGCTGAGTTTACCCATTGAACTGGTGCTTCTAATTTTGGATATGGAATAGTTTGTTGATAAGAATATCCACTTTCCATAGCTGGTGCAAATGGATTTGCATTTAATTCTCTATCTATTAAGTTAGAGCATACACCAAATAATACTTTTTCCATTGCATTTGTAACTTGTTTTTTTTCAAAATTTAATGCAAACTTTACAGATTTACTATCTGCTTCAGATAATTTATCTAATCTACTTTCTACAGAATTTTTCATATTTTGTAAAGGTTTCATAATAGCTTGAATTTCTGCTGGAAGTTGTCCAAATCTCTTACTAGAAGCAACACATTCTTTAACAAATTTGTCTATTCCATTATTCAAGTTTTCCATATAAATATCTTCTGCTTGTTTTTGTGTAATGTGTCCAGATGTTAATCCAAAAGTTTTATAAGCAGACATCAATGCATTTAATTTTCCTACAGATTCTTGTGAAAATGTTCCAATTAATGCCCAGTTGTCTCCTCCAAAACTTGTAGCACCACTTTTAGAGAATGAACTCATTGACTCTAAAGCAGGATTCATGCTTTTTAATAGCTCAGGGCTAAAGTAATTTATTTCATTCATGGTTTATATTCCTCCCTCTTATTTACCTTCGTGTTTACTAGTATCAGTTAAATCTTTAATATCAACTTCATCAGTAGTTGTTTTCTTTACAGTTACAGTACCTTTAACAGCTTTATTATAAGCATCTATAACTTTACCGATATGTTTAGTCATTGTTGCTAAATCATTATTGATTGCTGTAGCTGCTTTTTTATTATAAGCTTTATATGCAGTAAATAATTTCATTAATCTATTTAAGTCAGCTTGAATAGCTTCTTTTTTAGTAGTATCATTTTCTGCAGCCTTTTGATTTTCTAAAGCTGAAATCATTTTCTTTTTAGCATTAGTTAATTTTTCTCTAATATTTCCAAACTTAAGTCCATTTATAACTCTTATAAATTCTTTAGATTGTTTTCTAGCTGCTTTAATAGCTTCAGATATTGATGCTGTTTCAGTAAAGTTTTCACCTTTAGTAGTATTATATGAATTTAGTAATGTTTCAAATTGTTTACCAAAATCTTCAGTTTTAACATTTATTCCAACACTACTAAATAAAGAATACACTTTAGAAACTACTGCAGCAGGTGTGATCATACCAGAGAATTTAGCTACTGCTGAATATATTTTATTATTTTCTTCTACGAATTTTTCTAAAGGTTTATAATCAGATAAACCAGCAGGTATTCCGATATCTTTATCACTATCAAGTTTTTCTAAATCTAATTTATCTAATTTATCAGAATATTTCTTTAATAGTTTACCATATTTTAATACTCTAACATTATTACCAGTAATATTATCTATTGTAGTCCAGAATAATGTTACTATTCTTTTTATTATTGATTTAAATGCAGAATCTTTAGTAACTTTACCTGCCTTAACTGCTTTTTTAACAGCTTCTAATGATATTTCACCATCATATTCATTGAATCTATCTAGAGATAAACCTACAGATTCAAGCATTATAGTTAATTCCAAATTAGCTAATTCAGCTGATATAGTTTCCATAGATGCTGTATAGTCTTCTACTAATTCTTGATGTAAAAGTTCTAATTCTTCTTCAGAATAAGCTTCCAATGCTGGAGTTTCATCTAATTCTTCATCATTAGTATTCTCAGGTTCACTCATTGGATTTATACTTTCCAATGATGGAGCTCCATATATAGCTTGAACTTTCTTTAAAATTGCTTCATTCATGGATTATTTCCTCCTTATTAAATTTTATGAGAATTATCCCATATTCTTTATAGATTTTCTTAAATCTCCTATTTCGTAACCAACTTTAGATAATACTAAGTTATTAGCATTTATAAATTCTACCCAATGTTTTAGTATATTTATAACTTCTTTATTATATTCATTAGCATCATTTTTAATAATCTTATTAAATACTGGAACTATAGAAGATTTAACATTTTCATATATTTTTATTATATGTTGAGTATCTCTATGTAAAAATGTATTTTCTATATTAGTCATAACTGTTAATAATAAAGCTTTATATTTTTTATTTATATAGTCTTTAGCATTAGCATCTTTAACTCTCATTAGTTTAGATTCGATAAAATCTACACCTTTGTCTTTGCTAGGAAATACTTTTTTATATAGGTTCTTTATATTCATCATAGATTTATATTCATCAGAATTATCAATTTCACTACTATTAAACTAATCATTAATTACATCTGTATTAATATTTGGAGATTCAGTTAGTCTTCTAAGTTGATCTGCAAGATTTTCTAATGGACTAGATTGTACTTTGATAAGATCAAATACACTTCTAGAATTAGGTAATAATACAGCTTTACTAGCATTTACTTTATTAATAATCTTATTAATAGCATCTTTCATTTCAACATGCTTAGTTAAATCTGAATATGTCTTTTTAAAATCACTTGATGGTTGTATTACAGCTGCTAATAGAAGTATTCTATATAATGCTGTATTACTCAAATGAGCTTCAATTGGACCTTGATTCACGTCTTCAGTTGCAACCGGCATTGAATCAATGTCTATACCAGCCCAAAAAGCTTTGTTTTCGTCAACTATTTCAGGATGTGCAACTTCATATGTTTTTAGTTCTTCATCAACGCTTTTTAAAACTAGTACAGATTTACTCATTGTTATAAAATGGATTAATCTTCTCCATGCATTAGATACACCAATACATGCTTTAACTAATAAAGACCAGATATATTTAGCACCCTTCTTAATAGTATCTTTAAAATCTTCTAAACCTATACTATCATACAAGTATACATTTAATTTGATAGATTCATTAGATACTGCTAAATAGGAATCATAATCTTTTTCAGTATCTTCAATAAAAGATAATTCGAATGATAACTCTTCTGATATACTATCAAAAATACTCATAAGGAATCAACTCCTTATGCAGTTTTTTCATTTTTAGTCGATTTAGCAGATTTTAGATACTGTCCGCATAATTTTACTAAAGCTCTAACGTTGGCGCTATTTAATGCTTTGAATTTATTTGCGACTTTTATACATTCAGTTATATCTCTTTTAGACATAGCAGTAGATAATTCATCTGCAGGATCTTTATCATTTTTTCCAGCTTTCTTTAATTTGTTAAGAGTACGTTCGAAGTCAGCAATAGCTTCACTTAATGTATCAGCTATTTTATATGCTTTCATAGCTTTTATTAATTTCACAGCACCTTGATGGTAATCAAAATCACCTGAATCTTCAACTGATTTAGCTACTTCATTTATTTCTTCTATACCTTTATCAATAAATGTTAAGTTTCCTATAAATGGTTTAAATATACCATTACTTACAGCTGTACCTTCATAAAAATCTTTTACTGCCTTATTAGCTATATCAATTATTTTTTGTAATGATCCTGTGCTAGGGAAATCACTAACGCTATATCCTTTTTGAGACATTCCACCAAGTATCATAGTATGACCCATTATTCTAGCAAATTCTTTTAAATCATATTTACCTTTTTTCACTTCTTCCACAATTGATACTTTATATTCTAAAGATTTTAAAACCTTTTCTTGAGTTTTAGCAGCACCGAACATTTGCTTAAATAAAGATATAATTTTATCAATTAAAGCTTTGATAGCATCAACACCTTTTCCAGCTAATTCTTTAACTCCTTCTGTAGAAATACCGAATTCAGTAGATAATGATTCTAGATAAACTTCTTCTTTATTTCCAGAAGCTTTAATATTTCTATAAACTAAAGCTTTATTTAATAATTCTAAATCAGATATAGTAGACTCAAAACTAGCTTTTTCTACTTCATTATAGCAAGAATCTATATTTTCTAACTCTTTAATTTCAGCGTCAACTGATTCTGATGCTGTTAATTCGACTACTTTTTCTTCAGGATTCACTGATTCATTAGCAACTGATTCTTCAGCTATCAATCCTAAAGTAGCGAATAATTCTTTCTTTTCGTTAGTCATGAATTTGACCTCCTTTTTATTTAATCGGGTCCTCATCCGGACCATTGTGATTTTGTTTCATTTGTTTATCTATATTAGCCTGTCTCTCTTTTTCTATTTTCTTAAGAGTTCTACCTAATCTCACAGAATCATCCATGAAATTGTGTATTATTGTATCATGTAATTTAGCAGCTTTTTCTACATTACTTACAATAGTAGAGAATAAACCGCCAGTTTCAAGAATTACATTAAGAATAAATTTCATATATTCTTCATTATCATCTCTTATAAGTTTAACTACATCATTCATCTTTCTTCTCAATGTTTCAGTATCTTTAATGTATCTATCAAATTTCCATAATTCCTTATTATTTTCAGATACAGAGACAAACATTTCTAAATTCTCAAGTATATAATCATAAGCAGTCTTATATTCTAATTCAGAAGTCTTAGGATTATTAATCTTATCAAGGTTTTGGCCCATATATTTTAGAGCTTCAGCTCTTACTTTCTTAATATCAGCATCTTCATAAATATCTTTAATACGTTTGAAATCATTGAATACATTATCGTTTTTCGGATCAACATTTTTAATATCATCCAGAACAGCTTTAGTTGCATTCATTACTTTTGACATATCAATATTCGTATTAGTGTATTTTAAACCAGAAGCATTCTTTATAACTTCGTTATAGTTAAAGTTCATACTCTTGAAATCTTCATAAAAAGATCCTTGAAATACATCTGTCGCCATAACTAATCCACACATTAAGACTACTTTTCTTATAAGTCCAAGTATTACTTGTAAATTTAAGCTAAATACAATCATTTTATTTGGATCATCTTGATTTACACGTTTTGTATAAATACCTCCAATAAATTCATGCATTTCTTTCAATGTGTGTGTTAAAGAATAGCTAATTGCTAATATTAGCACCATAACTTGAAGATTAGATCTTCCCCAATCACTTATTTTTATAGTACCTGAGTTATTTTTTGCTACACTTTCTAACTCTTTTAGAGATTTAATATAAGTAATAGCACTATCATAGTTTCTCTTTAATACTTTAGAATTAGTCTTTTGTCTACGAATAATTCTATTAAATGAATCAAATATTAGATCTATGAGTTTTTGTGCCCATGTAACAATATTGGATTTAGCCTTACTAGCCATTTCTTTTACACGTTCTTTTATACCTTCCATACTAGGTTCACAAGACCATATTTTACTTATATTAAGATCTTCATCTGCATATTCCCATTCAAGAATAGCATTAACTTTAGTCTCACTAGCTTGTATGTTTGCGGCGAAAGCGTTAAGAGCGTCTAAACCACTGTTGTAAGTTTCTAATCCATAATCATCCATATATATTTTCACTTATTATTTCACCTCCTCGTAGCAATTTTATATGTAAATAAACGTATAAAATCGTCTATTTTTACAAAAATTTTGTTTGCATCAGGATTTTTTAGGTCCTGATGCTATATCTTTAACAATTTGTCTTAATTTATATAAAGACGAATGGAATTGTACATATGCTTCCACGATATCTTCATATGTTTTATCTGGTAATACCTTAATAAACTCTTCTAATATAGTATAAATATATCTATATTCTTTTACTACATCACGAAGTACATCTCCAACTAGTGGATTATCATATATACGATGTTCTACAGCTTCTATATTATTATCAATAATATTTTTAAGATCTAATAATCTTTGTGGAAATATATTACGTATTTGCTTAGATATATTATACTCTTGTAATTTAACTACCGTACGATCAATTACATTTTGAGTTGGAGCATTTGGGTCTTGATTCGGATCATCACCAAACATATTATCTCCAGCAGAATCAAACGACGCATCATTAAAATCACTACCAAAATCCATACCACCCATTTCATCTGCACCAAATGGATCACTATCGAAATCTGCCTCAGCTCCTCCATCGTCACCTACTGGTTCTTCAACTGGAACATCACCAGCTTCTGCTGCACCAAATGGGTCATCTTCTTCAGCTTCTAATGCATTTTTGTAAGATTCTAAACGTATTTGATCATCTGGATACATTTTTGCAAGATTATTTAACCATTGATCGATTTGTAGAATTCTTGCATTTCCATCTTCATCTTCTTTTCTTCTATAAGCATAGTCAGATACGATTGATTCATTGCTAATTTCAATAATCTTAGATTCGTCCATATTGTCAATATTATTTCCTTTACGTATCTTATCATATATCATCAATATCCTCCTTTTCCAAAATTTACTGGATTAACATTAATATCCATCATCTTCTAATATTTTTGCACCATATTCACCATTTAAATTGTAGAATCCACCACTAGATACCATTTTATCTATACGTTGTCTAGTAGTAAGAGTGTCATCTTTATCAAAAGTACGATATTTAATACGTGCTTTCTTTATTATTTCTCTTTTATATTCTATAAGTTTAAGTTTAGCGAATTTTACAAGTTGTATCTGTGATAGCACTGATTGAACTTGTTTTTGATTATTTTCATTACGAGCAGCTTCATATGCATGCTCTAATCTTTCAAGTTTAGCATCCAAGTTATATTCAACTCTTTCTACAGATTTTAATCTTGACGAATATAATTTACGTCTTTGTACAGAAAGAATCCATGGTAAAAATATTATAGTTCCAGTTATAGCAGTAAGAAAAAATCCTCTAAGACCAAGCATTCTAAGAGTATTCATTTTCTCTTCTCCATGGTCAAGTTCATCATTTAGAACTTTTTCTTGGATACGTAATGCTTCTTCTTTTTCAAATTCTATCTTAGATTTTAAAATAGGAGTGTTCTTTAATGTTCTCCATAAGAAACCAAATGCTTTCTTAGGTGCTTTAGTTAAAAATACTAACATATTATAGATAAGTGAACCACTTCTAACACCAAATATCTTTATAGTTTTAAAGATATCTCCAATAAATCCTTCATTTGATACTTTCCCTGGTATGAAATCTTCATCAAATATTTCGTACATATCTACAGGTTCTTCATAGTTATTAGATAAAGGATTAAATATAGATACTTTATTCTGTCCTACATAATGTATATGTGAGTCTAGATATAATAATACAGATCCTTTATCTCTTATTGGTAAATAAAGAATAGGATCATCTTTATAATCATCAATTGGTGATGGAGTTAGATTTTTAATAACTGTATTTCCTTCAAATTCTGTAACCATATTAAGAGAATTATATATATTTCCATCTTTAGTAGTAACTTCAATTGGAATATAGTCATATTCTGTTATAGGGAGAGTACTATCAGATGTTATTTTCATAATAGATTCCATTGATAATTCTTCATGTTTTTCACTAAATTTAGATAATAAAGGATCATCCGGAGATACCTCTCTACTATATATAGTGTTAACATCAAAATATGCCTCGGTAATAACTTTATCGGTAGATTGATTTGCGCTCATAAAGTATTCTATATTAAGACGAATCGCATCTATTACAGTAATCTCTTTACTTTCATCATTATCTTTATAAGTTAATTTAGAAAGTGCAAGTTTCTCAAGATCTTCGTCAGTTTTACATTCTTGTAAAGTAAAAGTAGGCATAAGTTCGCGAACCCATTCTATACTTCCATTAGAACTTACCCCAAATGGAGAAATCATTAATATACTACGATTAGTAATAACGATTGGTATATAGCAATGAGAAGGTTCGAACGTTTCAAATAAAAATAATGGTATAATTATATTACTTGATGGTTCTACGAATAGGAATCTCTTACATATAGCACCAGGACTACATATTTCTATAAGTTTCTTTAGTTTTGCATTGATAAAAATTAACTCTTTATTAACAGAACTAAAGTCAAGATTTACTAAATTTATAGAAACATCTTCGGATCCATTATCCGTACTAGCATGGTATTGACGTTGGTCTACTATAAAAGATTTTACTATACTTGTAGCTCTTCTAGCAGCTATATACTCAGGTAAATTATACATAAAATTCCCTCCTTTCTTAATAAGATATTAACAGTCCGGTTGTTTTTACCCGAAAAACAAGGCGGTGTTAAACAATATACATTAAATATAAACCTAAGGAGGGTTAAAATGATAGTAACAAATTATGCTAAAAAATATGAAGAGTGTAATAATTATGGATACTATAAAGATTTCTTTGAAGAAAACTATGAAGCTTGCGAAATAATTAAAAAATGCGAATCTATGGCTAGAGAAAAATATAGTAAATTCAGAGAAATAATGAATAGTAAGAATAAGCTTGAAATATTTGAAGAACTAAAGGAAGCAAATTTAGTACAATGTTTAAGCGAAGATTGTATAAATGAAATTAAAAGATTTACAGAACTTCCAAATGATTGTATGCACCCATTTAAGAATATAATATTAGAATCTTATCTTAAAAATTCTGATATAATAGTACCAGAACTAAGATTTAATCTATATGGTCTTTTAAAGATTAAAGAACGTAGTAAAACAGATCTATTTGCAGATACACATTTCTTTATATTAAATGGAGATAATGGAGAAGGTGCATTTGCTCATATTGATTTAGGAAGACTAATAGGAGTAGGAGTAGATATTAGAGAATCTTTTACGTATAAAAGATTTCTAGATGCTGGAAGTAGTATACATGAACATTTAGAAGGAAAATATTATAATAGTGACCTTATGCCTAATAGAGTGGAAAATGATGTTAGTAGAGCATGGTTTCCAGTAAGTTTCGAATATAATGCGGTTCTTCCTAGAATTATTACTCATAAAATGATACATGGAGATAGAGCTATATTTGAAGAAGCTATAGTTAATGCTATTTTTGATAAAATGGTTAGACTTCAAATAGTTTTATATACATATGTAGTATATTTATATGGTAATAGGGATGTTATTTCTAATAACTTAGAAACATTTGTTAAACTTGCATTCTTATTTAAACTTGTATATAATAGTGTAAATGGAATTGATAGTGACGATATAGGTGATAGTATTAAGAAACTTATGAGAGATTTTAACTATTGTATACATAATAGAGGTGCTTTTGATAGTGTTATTATGACTGCAGACTTATGGAGAAATAAACTTATTAAAGGATATCAAGACTTACCAAGTTTTAGTGATAATGCTATCAATGAAGTATTGGAAATGTATCAAAAGAAAAGACATGCTATAATAGCTATAAATAGAACTAATAGACCAATATATGCTGATAAGATAATTACAGGTATTAATATGATATCAGCAGAAAGTGTACAAGAAGATATACTATCAGAATTCAATCTTAAGAAAGCGTATACTGCGTTCAAGAATTCTCCTGCTAGATATACTTCTACTATTAGTATGGAATCTGTTAGTAATAAATCAGAATTTATGATAAATAGAAGTAAGTTATTAGCAAAACTTAAACCTTCTGATAGAGAAACTTATATAGATCTTGAAAACGATCTTATGAAGATTAAATCTGATGCTATGAACTGTAGAACTGCAGATGGAATGAAAGTTCTTATAAATAAAGTTAATGCAGTTGGAAAGATTATAGCTATAGAAATGGATACAGATGATGAGTTCTTTAAAGAAATCCTTGGATTACTAGATGCTCAACGTGTTATGTTGACAGATATGATGGCTAGTAGAAGTCTTATAAAAGAAAATAATGGATTACTTTATGGAATGGTAAAAATGGATAATAAAATATTATAGAATGAGGGGAGGCTTAAATGCCTCCTTTTATGTACGGAGGTAATAATGGTTAGTTATGAAGAGATTATGCATGGTAAACATGAGAAATTTGATAACTTCCTTAAAGATCTTGGTATAGAAAAAGATATATTAGTAAACTTTGTTGATAGTACATATGATCAATTTATTCGTAATACTAGAGAAGAAATAGCTAAATATAGAAATGAAGGATTGGAACCACCAGAAAACTTAATTATAGATAATAATATATCATTTCAAGAGTATAATGAGAATAAACAGAAAGTATTAGAAGCGATTAGTACTTTTATAGAATCTGAAAATGATGATATTAGTAATAAAAAAGAGTTTAGATTTCCATATTGTGAAATATTTAATGGTAACTTCCCTAAACTTGATAAAACTAAGTTATCAGAACAGGCTAAAGTAGCTCTTAAAGTGGATGGTCTTCCAGATTTTGCTTATGATATATATTATAATGCAGAATATAAGAAAGCTATTCCTATATACTATGATTATAGTACAGTAAATCATCAATGGGTAGAGTTTAGTTTCATGCTTGAAAAGATGGGAGATTTTTTAGGTATTAATATAAATCATAAAGCTCCTCTAATAACTCTTAATAGAATACTTCTTGGTATCGATATAGATAATCCTGTTATTAGTAGTGATATACAAATAGCAGCCGCTATAGAATGTGAACAGAATCCTATTTATATGGTAAGAGAAGCTGGACGTATAGTAGACGAAGCTACTGGTGCTAGAATACCATATGAAATGACAATTGCAACATGGACGTTCTTATGGTTATATGCTCAAAGATTTAATATATATCGTGAACAATCGAGACAAACAGGTAAAACATTTGACCTTACAAAAGTACTCGGAATGGACTGGGGAGCTGGTCTTCGTAATGCAAAGATGTTAGTAGTACATTTCAATCAAGACGAAGCTGGTAAAAACAGACGGGGAATGATAGATGCGGCTAATATGTTACCTAGATTTCTTAAATTTCACACAATTAAGACAAAAAAAGTAAAAGGTAAGCAAGTGTTAGTGGAAGAAGAGGATTTTGCTCCATCTCTTAAAGCAAGAGAGGTTAAAAATGAAGAAAGAAATAACTTCTTAAA